GCCTCCTGTATTATTAATATCAATGAAAGTTTCATTAGTTACGTTATCTACTAACTCTTCAAATAATTCCTCTTCAATGATAGTTTCTAACTCATCAATAGACCAATCATTATAATAATCATTAAGGTCTTGTTTAACATGTTCTACTAAATCATTAGTTGACATTTGATCAACTTTTAATTGTACAAATTGTGAAATAAGATCATCAATTTGTTCGTTAGTGAGTGATACTTTGTCTGTCACGATTGCACCTCCTTAAGTGTGATGAACTGATGTAGATTTGAGTGGTCTACGTTGTTATCAATGAACTTAAAATTATGTATCCGATTATATACATCATTAATATATGCTTCAGTTGATATAACTTTCTTAAGGAAAGTCTTACCATTTAATGTTAGTATCTGTAAAACTTTATCATGTAGTTTAACATTAGAACGTGTTTTTGTAGGATAGTAATCAATAACAACTGATCCTGATTGTGATGTGATTTGCATTAGTTAACCTCCCAATATAGTGGATTGTAGTATACAGAAACTGAATCATATTGTTCAATCTCATTGTAATACTCTTTGCACAATTCGTTGTACTCGTTGTTAGTTAGTGGCTTCATGGTTAGTAATAATTAAGGACAGAAAAAAGAGGGGCAATGTTTATGCCACCTCTAGGAAATTAGAGTTGATAAGTATCATTCCATCGATGAAATCTTGTGTTTGACGATTGAATGAAACGTACCAATTCCAGTTCTTTTGAAATACTGAACAACCGTATTTTACCTCACTAAGTATAGCATTTAATCTTGACTTAGTAGTGACAGTCTGCCATCCGCAAGAAGAAATCTTAACTGCGTTGGTAGAGTGGTCTACGGTTGCGATGTTGTGACCATGTAGAAAAACAGATGAGCAGTTAGTAGAATCGTTAAACTCAACTCTGGTATTAGATGAAGACCAGTCTGTTCTGTTAGCGATTGCCCTGTTCATTTGCTGTTCGATCTTACGCATAGTGAAAAGAAATTAGAGTGAAAACTGCGTGGAATCTCTCCCACCTTTATATAATAGCAAAAAATGCCCACTATGGGTGAGATAGTGGACACTTTGTGAACTGGCATAGGTGTTAGTGTGGATTGTATAAACCGAGGTAATATACAAAGGCACACACTACGATAACACATAGGAGGCCCAATATGTAAACCATTAGTATAACTTAACCTCTGCTTTTACATTGATTTTTGATAACAATTCAACAAAATCTAGTGCTTGTTGATATGTAGGTAGTGCCACATATTTGCACTGCTGAGTATCATTGAACCAGTAACGAATAGTTGTGTTCATTAATAATCAAGATCAGAGTTTAAGTATGCTTTAAGGTCGAAATCTTTGGTGTCTTGCATCTCTGGAAGATCAAAGATTTGAGCCTCTTGTTTATTCAATTGTTCAAGAATGTCTTCTGACATAATGATAGTTAATGAGTGAAATAAAAAAATGAGGTTAAATGTATCCTAACTTGTTTACCAAGTCTAATTAACATTTAACCCCATCACAGTTAGTGATACTTTAGAGGGCTGTTTGTACCTCTACAATATCATCTAATACAGCAAGGATTTCATCCCCATTGTTTGCATTATCAAGCAGAAATTCTGCGAAGTTAGATGATACAAACTGTGTGCTGTCTAATGACATAATAAGGAGCGAATTACGACAAGTGACTGTCTTTTTAGTGGCAAAGTCATTCCACATTGTTATCAATTAGTTTGAGTAATCTTCAAACCTTGCTTTAGCAATAGACTCGCATTGTTCCTCATCAAATTGAGGATATTCTGCCAGAACTTCTTCAAACAAAGTTTCAAGTAGTGCTTCATTGTGTAGGCAACTCATTAATACTTACCTCCAGTATTATTAATATCAATGAAAGTATCATCATCAGAGTTACCTTCATTCATAATGGAAGATTGATCAACTGAGTTATCAAATACGTTCTGTAATTTGCCACCGATAGTATCAAGAATTGCGGAATCCTCGGCAGTGGCGAAGTGATCTTGATACTCATTAAGAGCAGCATCGATTAGATCCCATTGTGCGTCGTTGAAGAAATTACGGACGACTTGATATTCAGTTTTTGTGTTTGTTTTGTTCATATAAGTATAATACACGATTTTAGGGTGAAATGGGGAAATAGTGGACACTTTATGATCTGACCACCGAAACTGCTGCTTGTCCCTTATTGAAGATAGTATCAACAACTGCCTCTACTCGCTTTGAGGTGCTGATACCAACTCTGTCCCATGCTGGTATCACTACGAGTCCGAACTGTTTGTTTACATTACCCTTACGGATTACACGTCCTATTGTTTGACTAATAGTGATATAATCCATGTTTCTTAAGAACAATGCAGCCTCTAATCCTGAGACATTTATACCTTCAGAGAGAATACTGTGGTGCAAAACTACAAACTTCTTGGTTGAATCTTTGCCCCATTTGTTTAAGATAGTGAAGAACTTCTCTCTATCGATCTTCTTACCATCCACGATTGCACCAGTCTTCGATGTTATATACATCCAAGAATATCCTCTGCTATGTAACTCTGAACAGAAGTCAGTTTGTGATGTGAGTGATACAATCTGTGCAGTAGATCTGGCACAAATTAATATCTTATCCATAGATTGCTCATCTATTGTTGATAACAAGTTCTCACAATCGTGCTCACATTTGAGTCTACTATCATCCTCTCTTTGTATCTTCTTGATAACAACTTTAGGTGGTAATATGTGTCCCTGTTGTACTAACTCAGGAGCAGGAATATCACATAATACTTTACCATAAACCTCCTCAGTTTCCATGCCTATTCTATCATTAGAGAGGCAATGTTTAGGAGTAGCAGTGAAGAAATAGCACCTACTATTTGTCTCAGTTGAGTAATACTTAGTAGGAGGATTGAAGTTCTTTTGTACACTATTATGTGCTTCATCAAAGTATATTGTATCAACTTTAATTCCAGATTCTTGTATCTTATGAAGAGAATGATACGTGGTAAAGATTAACTTATTGAACCTGTAATTAAGAGTAGTCCAATCACAAATAGTCTTAGGATTTGTGCTTGAAAAGTGATGTGTTTCACCACTATGTACATGCAATACTTTATACTGAAGCATTGGATGTACGTCTAGAAAATGTATAAAATCATCAGATAATTGTTGTGCTAATAGTATACGAGGTGCTACAATTACAATGGTCTTTCTCTCTGGATCTTTAAGGATTACATCCCAATCACAACTATTAAACTGTGATTGTGCGTCCTTAATCATACATAGAGTCTTACCACCACCAGTAGGAACTATAACTTGTCCTCTGGAATTGTGCTTCAAACTATCAACAACTCTTTCCTGATGTGGACGTAACTTAGTCATGGCAATTTGCGAACAATATTTATAATAAACCCTACCAACATTTTAGTCAATAGGGTTAGTGACACTCTGTAATCTGGTTACTTAAATGATACTGTAACTGAAACTACACGAGCAGATGGATTACGAGCGAGTGCAGTTTGTCGAGCATCTTGCATATTAGTGGCATGAACTTGCTCTACAAACATACTACCAGCAACGAATAGTTTAACATCCCATTTCATGATTTGTCCTCCTTACATGTACAAACAGTGGATAGATTACGAAGCTTAAGATAAAGATTAGAGGAGAAGTTTGCCTCCTCTTTATTCATTATCTCTGCATTGTTGAGATTAAGTATATTCACGAGATACTTAATCTCTTCTTTATTTAAGTCAATTAGCATGATAATAATCTCCTTAATTGACGCTTACTCTGTGCATAAGCATAATTATCACTAGGTGTTTTGCAAGTAGTGATAATCAAACCCTCTGCATTTTGCCAAACGTAGTGATTAGTTTGTCTAATGATTTTGAATCCATTTGTTGTCATTAGTCTCTTAATCTGTTTGGCGATCTTATGTTTAGACATTATGTTAACCACTTTTCATCAGTTGTTTCTAATAGTTTACCTACCTTATATTCATATCCATCACAATACTCAACCTCTTCATAATGTTGGCAATGTTCAAAATCAGATGCAATTCTTTTTGCTTCAGTTTTATTTTCTGCACCAACTGTTACTGAATAGTACACAATTTTCTTTGCTTCAAATGTGTAACTGTTTAATAGATCAGACATTAGAATTAACCTCCAAAAGTGTTAGGTAGTTTAGCATACTGTTGAGTTACGTTATCAACTAACTCCTCATATAATTCATCATCCATTGTTAAACTAATCTCCTCTTTTAACTCACTATCTGTTAGTTTATCACAGAAATTAGTCAAGTCTTCTGCTACATAAGAGATTAAATCTTTCATGCTCATACTATCAACCAACAGGTCAACATATTGAGCAATTAATTCATCTTTTTGAGTAGGATTGAGATTTGTCATTGTTAACCTCCGAAGGTGAATTGTGGACTTTGAAGTAATATATCTCTTACATTTTCTCTGTCTAAACTATCACCATCACCCCATGAATATTCAGGTTGTGATGGATAAGCACACATCTGTAAGTATAACCAACTTGCTTCTAATATGTCTTTCTTTGTTAAACCTTTGATCGGGTAAAGATCAGATTGTGGGTTATAGAAACTCCACACATAATCAATGAATTCGTTTATATTATTCATTGTGCTAAATCCTCAAAGCGTTTTTGAGCAATAGCAGCACACATTTCCTCTGTAAAGTATGGAAATTCTTCGCATACTTCATCAAAGATAGATTCAATTAGTGCTTCATTTTGTAAGCAACTCATTTAATACCTCACTTGAATTTGTGGATTTGGTCTCACAATCTTGGCAGCATCTATCAAATAATCTGAGATCACATAACGTGCATCATTTGATTTGTAGATTAACAAACCGAGAAGTAAGAGAAGGATCAAACGCAT